TTGGACGCCGAAAACCTTGAAGGCTTTATGCGAGTGATGGAAATGATTAAGGGCTACTACAAGACTGTGCTTTTGATTACTCACTTGGATAGTCTCAAAGATATTGCCGATATGACTATTGACATTGAACGTCAAGATGGGTATGCTTATGTCAGTCAATAAGATTATTATGTTCCCGCAAAATGCGGAACAAAAGGTTGACAATTATTTCCAAGTGGAGTATACTTGTATCAAATGAAGTTACCCCGATTGTAGCGGGTGGGACTGGAAACAGTCAGTTAGGTGGTCTGGTTGCCTAACATTTTTCTGGAGAGAATAAAGAATGAACAACATTGAAGACATTAAAAACAAATGGAGGATATAAAGAATGAATAATGTAGAAATCTTATATCAAGAATGCAAAGTGTGTGGAAAAACATTCAAACTTCCAACTCGTAAAGAACTGGAAAAATCAATCTTGTTCAAAGCCAGCGAGGTTCTCGGAATTGATATGGGAAATGGTTATACAGGCGGGAATAGTTTATTGGCGATGTTGAACTGTTCAGTTGAGTGTGCGAGAAAACTGGAAAACAAAGAATGAACAACATTGAAGACATTAAAAACAAATGGGAGAACACAAGGCTTCTAGAAGAACTACCAGAAGACGAGCAATATTCTATGAGTCAATTGTTAGAAAATGAAGCAAGACATATTCTATCTACTTACAAAGATGTAAATGAAAGTCAGTTAGCAAACATTTGTTTTCCTTTAATTCGTAGGATATTCCAATCATCAGGTTTTTTTGAAGAGGGTGATTGTCCGCTCACCTTCACATACGAAACAAGTGTTGTTCCTGCATTTACCTACTTCAAGCCAGACGAAGAAGAATCAAGTGTTGCAACAACTCAGGTTTATGATTTTGATTTCCAGATGAGTATAGAAGAAGTAGAAAAGATTCGTAATAATGGGCACAATGCGATAGACGGAGAAGTTGAACTCACATCAATTCTATCAGAGGCTTTCAGAAACGAACTTAACGAGAAACACAAAGGAAAACATCTTGTTTTTGGATATCCAATTATGATGAGAGAAGAAGACGGCGAAAGGATTTATTCTTATCGTTGTGCGGTTTTACCGAGAGGTTCAAGATTGCACGAAGGAGGATATAAAGAGTGAAAGTCGGTGATGATTTTGAAGGCAACAAATAAAAAGACTATTGACATTGAACGACAAGATGGGTATGCTTATGTCAGTCAACAGAGAACAATTAATAAAACAGATGACTGATTATGTCATCAATGTGCTAGAAGAAGAACGACCAGAGTTTTCAGGCTTCGCAGTCTGCCCATTTGTAAAAGCAGACAGAATAACAGACCAGCTTTATATGGATGTTTTTGATAATACTCGTGATACACTTATAGAAACGATCTTGAGGTTTGTTAAATCAGGGAAAAGAAGCGCCTTGTTCGCACAGCCTAATGTTAATATTGGTAGTGAGGAGACTAAAGGATATCAAGAGTTTATAAATATTGTATTAGAAGAGAGTGGCAATGGAAATATTCTAGCTTTGTGTTTTAATCCTAGTGATAATTTAGAGGTGAGTGGTTATAACCCACGCTCTAAGGCTCCGTGTTTCCTGGTCAATATGGCATATAAAGATCATCTTTCCAGATCACATCGTGCCTTGCGCAGTACAGACTATTACAACAATCTTCCTGTAGGGTACAAAAAATATCTAAACGTCAAATGAAAATATTAATAAGTGCCTGCGTATTCGGCGAAAATGTTAGATGGAATGCGACAAACCGCTCCAGTGATGAGGTGAAGCAGTGGGCTGACAGTAATGGTTATGAGCTTGTTCCTGTTTGTCCTGAGAACGAACTTTTTGGAACGCCAAGAAAATCAATAAGGCTGCGTCAAAAAGATGACGAAGTTTTGGCAATTATGGGCGGCAAAAATGTCTATCCTCAATTACAAGATAAATGTAAAGAACTGGCTATAAGGTTTGACGATGTGGTAGGCTTTATAGGGATTGCTAACTCTCCTTCTTGTGGTTTATCTGCTGGTGTAAAAGATAGAGGGTCAACTATGAAAGCTCCAATGCATCAGGCTTTAAAATGTCCCACGACTGAGATTAGTTCCTTAAAATCAAAGAAAAATCAAGAAACATTTTTGCGGAGAATAAGAAAATATGAAAATCGGTGATTTAGTTCAAAGTAATATTTTTAAAAAGACTGGTTCTGGACCATACGGACTTGTCCTGGAGAGGTACCCAACCCCAGGATACTGGAACATAAGCTGGACGACTACACATTGGGATCTATCTTTTGGCGTTGTTGGAATATATGAGGTCCACGAAAAGGACGTGGTGGTAGTCTCAGAGGCATGAGGGCTGGTGATTTAGTAAGATTTAAACAATGTCTTTTTCATGGTACTCCTAAGGTTTATTCTGAGTGGAAGGTTGGCTTATTGCTTGAATATCATACGTGGGAAAAAGTAGCAAAAATACTTTACAATGGTCAAATAGTTCGTGTTCGAGCATCTGATACACAAATCCATAAACGAGCTAAAAGACAAGCTCAGAACTAATTACAACTACAAAGGAGGTGTTAGTATCATGCAAGAAAAACTTGATAGTATACTTGGAAAATGGGCATCTCGCAAACTTATTGTTTGGGGTACAGCCACGGTTTTTTTAGCAGTCGGTTCTTTGACTAGTGGCGACTGGGTTGCTGTTTCGTTAGCATATATTGGGCTTCAAGGCGCAGCCGATATTGCTGCCACCTGGAGACACGGTAAGTGAAAAGATTTTGGTACAAGATAAAGAGCAGTGCTTGGTCACTTGCTTTCTTGGTTGTTATGGTGCTAGGTTTGATTTGGTTTTTGTATAATATCATGCGCCCAACCACCAATAAAACTGCTTACTTAGAAGGTGTACAAGCAAAAATTAATTCCGCTATAACAGAAAACGAAATTCGTGCTACACTGGAAAAGGATAAAATTGGAGCAATCAAAAAGATCTACGATCGAAAACTTGAGGAAACAAAAGAAATACAAGACCGTGAAGAAAGATTGAAAGCTCTAATTAGATTACATCAAGAATTAGACTTATAAGGAGACTATTAAAATGGTAGATATCCCTACACTAGACATAGAAGATTATGATCCTGATCTCAACGAAGAGCAGGAAACGGTAGAAGATAAATCAGGCGGGGCTTTAACCTACGCTATTGTCGGCGCAGGTCAAGGTGGTGGTCGTATAGCTAAAGCCTTTTATGATATGGGTTATACAAAGACCGTCGCTGTGAATACAGCCCGCTCTGACCTTAATGGTCTAGACATTCCAGAGAACCAAAAGTTCTTGGTTGATGAGAACGGCGAGCAGGGTGCTGGTAAAGACCAAGCCAAAGCCGAAGCAGCCATCGAGCGTAAAGAGCAAGAAGTCTTCAACAAGTTCCGTGAAGTATTCGGCAGCAACGTTGATCGCATTTTGATCTGCCTTGGTGTATCTGGCGGTTCAGGTGGTGGTACAGTCAATACCCTTATCAAAGTAGCGAAGAAGTACTTCACCTACATCGGCGTTGAGAACGTTGATGAGCGTGTTGGTGTTATTGCTTCCCTTCCAACTGCTGGTGAGTCTGCTTCTCCAACCGTAGCCAAGAACGCTCACACTCGCATTACCCAACTTTGCGGGCTCGCAGAAAAAGGAAAGATTGCTCCCCTTATTATGGTGGACAACGAGAAGATCAAAAAACTATATCCAAAACTTACAGTCAAGAAGTTCTGGACCACAATTAACAACACAGTCGCTGGCTTGTTCCACGTCTTTAACGTTCTAGCAAACCAAGACTCAGAGTACACAACCTTTGATGCTACAGATTATGATAGCATTATGAAACAGCCAGGTTGTATGATCATGGGTGTAACCAGCGTCAAGAACCTTGAGAACGAAACTGCTGTCTCAAGTGCTCTCAAGAAAAACCTAGAGAAGACACTTCTCGCTGAAGGTTTTGACTTGACAACGGCATCGGGTGCTGCTTGTATTGTTGTTGGCAGCGAGGAGATTTTTGAAGAGACTGTTGGCTTGATGGACAACATTGAGTTCGGCTTTGATACTTTGGCTGCTTTGACTGGCGGTGCTATGGTTCACCGTGGTATTTACGAGGACGACAAGAAAGATAAACTCGTAACTTACACATTGGTCAGCGGTCTTAAGCGACCTTCCAAGCGTATTGAAGGGTTGAAAAAGTTTCTGAAGAAGTAAGATGAGAATACTGGTTATAACACTATTGTTTTCCCTCAATGCTACTGCTGGCGAGGTCACTGAGTTCAAACCTCGTCCAGCAGCAGTAGAAGAGGGTTCCGATACATATGTTGGAATTTTGTTAAGCGAAGAAGATTTCCGTAAACTTCTACAAAATAAGATTGACACCGACGCCAAAATGGCAGAGTGCTCTGTGGATAAAAAGGTATGCACTCAGGTCCAAGAGACGTACAAACTATCCATTAAAAGTCTTGAGGAAACAATCCAAAAAGAAAACACTTGGTTTAGAAGAAACAAAGGATCACTAGGTCTTTTGGTTGGTGTTGCTATTGGGGTAGGGACTTCCATCGCTATTGTAAGGGCGGTACAACCTAGCCAATGAGAACCAGAAAAGACCCCAATTATATCGCCTCCGTTGAAAAAGCGATCACTGAAAAGTATGGTAAAAATACCGTACAAGACTTTCGTAATGAGTGGCAAGAAGATAAAGAAAAAGAGTACTTAGCGCAACTCAAAGAGATGACAGCTAAGAGAGACAAAAATTCAATTAAAAAAGAAGAGATCGTCGTCGGCGATGTAAGGATTACTAAACGACGAACAAAGCAAAAAGATAACCGCACATGCCCCGTCTGTAAAACATATTCGTTTTCCAGCAGAGACGACCTATATATGAATAGGTTTAAAAGCTGTTACCAATGTTACATAGATTTCATCGAACATCGTGAAGAAGCATGGAACAACGGCGAAAGACCAACAGATGAGCATATCGAATATGCCTTAAGGAGAAGAAAATAATGGCTACTGTCCTAGACGTAATTAAAGGTTTGAATCAAGCGGCTGCTAATGCTTATGACGGCGCTTTGGATGAGAACGGAGAGGCTCTAAAAATTGGTCTTAATCGGGAAGATGGAGACCCCATTATCGATAGCCGTCTTATAGACGGATTTAAGGTACGCTTTGCGGGACCAAAAATGATTGTTAGCTACCAGAGCGAAATGCGTGTGGACGAGCTTCATCCTCGTAACCAGTTTGAAAACGAGATCAACGCTAAGTTTGCTGACATTGTAAAATTCCTTAAAAAAGAATATAAAAACATCACTAAAGATAGTGTAACACTCACAGAAGACTCCGATGTGGACATTATGGTTCAGACTACTTCTCGTATTCACACCTGGGTTCAAGCAAAAAAACAATATGCCATTGGCGGCTTTGACGGTGTTGAATCGATCAGGATGGGTTCAGAACGTGCTGCGGAGAGACGGCACAAAGACTACCACAAACAATTTAAGGATTTTTTAGAAATCTCGTCTGACAAACGACCTCCCAACGATAAGGCTAAAAAGAATCCAGAAACCCCTGAGGGATAAATGTCTTTGACCAAAAAGGAGATGATGGCGCAAATAGTGCGCTGTGGGAAAGATCCTGCCTTCTTTTGTAAAAAATATGCCAAGATCTCTCACCCGATGAGAGGTTCAATCCCTTTTGACCTGTACGACTTTCAAGAGCAGGCACTCAGAGATTTTAAGGAGAACCGTTTTAGCGTTATCCTTAAGGCTCGTCAGTTAGGGATATCTACCACTGTGGCAGCATATGTTGCGTGGCTAATGCTTTTTCACAAAGATAAGAACGTTCTTGTCGTGGCTACAAAGCTTGGGACTGCTGCTAATCTTGTAAAGAAGATTAAGGCGATTCACAAGAATTTGCCACCGTGGCTTAAGATATCGGATATTTCAATAGATAACAGGAATTCATTTGAGCTAACTAACGGTTCTCAGGTGAAGGCTTCATCAACTTCTGGCGACGCCGGTCGTTCAGAAGCGTTGTCCCTACTTGTAATTGACGAGGCTGCTTTCGTTGAAGGTATTGACGAACTGTGGGCAGGTCTTTATCCTACCCTGTCAACTGGTGGTCGCTGTATCGCCCTTTCCACACCAAACGGTGTTGGCAACTGGTTCCACAGAACCTACACAGAGGCAGAAGAGAACAAGAACGACTTCCACACAATCAAGCTTCCTTGGGATGTCCATCCAGAACGTGATCAGGCTTGGTTTGAAAAAGAGACAAGAAATATGTCTCGTCGTGAAATCGCACAGGAGCTTGAGTGTAACTTCAATGCTTCAGGTGACACAGTGGTCCATGGGGACGACTTAAAATTAATACTAGAAAAAGTTACTGAACCAAAACACAAAACAGGTTTTGATAGAAACTACTGGATCTGGAGAGAACCAGAGCCACAAAATGATTATATCTTAGTTGCTGACGTTGCTAGAGGCGATGGCTCCGACTTCAGTGTTGCTCATGTGTTTGATACTCAGACTATGGAACAGGTAGCAGAATACCAAGGCAAAATCACCCCAGATATGTTTGCCCCGTTGTTGTTTTCCATTGCCTCTGAGTATAACAATGCTCTATTAATTATTGAGAACAACTCTTTGGGCATTGGGGTGTTGAGCAGGTTACAAGATTTAGACTATAAAAATTTATATTATAGTATAAAATCAACACATGAATATGTTGATGAGGTATCTGCCCAGGCGCTTGGTGGCGTCGCTGGTTTCACAATGTCTATGAAAACCAGACCACTTGTTATTGCGAAGTTTGAGGAATTCGTGAGAAATAAACTAATTACTATTAATTCTATTCGCTTTGCGAATGAAATTAAAACTTTTGTATGGCACAATGGTAGACCACAAGCCATGAGAAGTTACAATGACGACCTGGTGATCGCTGCGTGTATAGGTTGCTGGGTAAGAGGAACTGCTTTAACAGCAAACCAACGGGAGGCAGATTACAAGAAGGCATTATTAACGAGCATTTCCGTGTCCTCTACAAAACTAAACACCAAAATACATGGTCAGCACGGTTTTAAGGGCAATCCACACACTTTTAAGGGCACAGACGGAAAGACTCACGACCTAAATTGGATCATTAAAGGATAACCATGGCTGAAAACAATAACAATAACAACGGTAACAATCCCAGAAATAACCAGTCTAACCTGTTTAAAAGATTGACACGACTTTTCAGTGGACCTATTGTTGATTACGATCGCCCCTCCACGATTAGAGCTACTCGCAGAGATATTACAAAGTATACTTTTACAAGTAGCACCGGAAAAGAATTTAAAAAGAAAGAATATTTCAACCCATTCGGGAACCTAACAAATAAAGTTCTTAATCAGCGCAATAAGCAAATGCGTTATACTGATTTTGAACAGATGGAGTATATGCCAGAGATAGCTTCGGCTTTGGACATCTATGCTGACGAGATAACAACCTCAACTGCTTTTAATCCTCTAATAAACATAGATTGTCAGAACAGAGAGATTAAAGATATTTTACATACTCTTCTGTACAATGTTCTAAATGCTGAAGCAAATCTTTTTGGGTGGGCAAGAAGCACTTGTAAGTACGGAGATTACTATCTTTATCTGGACATAGATGATAATATTGGGATCACCAATGTAATTCCATTGCCAGTTCGTGAAATTGAAAGAATCGAAGGTACGGACCCAACAAATCCTAACTATATTCAGTTTTTTTGGCAAAATGCGGAGGGTAACAAAGGTATAACTTTTGAAAACTGGCAAGTCTCTCACTTTAGAGTGGTAGGCAATGACAAGTATGTGCCTTATGGAACCTCGGTGTTAGAGCCTTCTCGTCGTATTTGGAGACAGCTTACGCTTCTTGAAGATGCGATGATGGCTTATCGTATCGTCCGCTCACCAGAACGACGTGTTTTTTATATTGATATTGGCAATATGCCCGCTGAGGATGTTGAGCAATATATTGAACAAGTCAAAACCCAAATGAAGCGCAATCAAATAGTCGATGAAGACACTGGTCGAGTTGATTTGCGATACAATGCTATGAGTGTAGATGAGGACTTCTACATTCCTATTCGTGGCGCTGCTAGTAACACAAGGATTGAAACCCTAGCAGGTGGTCAGTTCACTGGCGACATTGATGATGTGAACTATCTTCGTGATAAGCTTTTCTCAGCCCTTAAGGTGCCAAAGGCTTACCTAGCAC